CTATCGTACCTTACATGCCATATATGACTATGAGATTTGAGTTCGTCAGCTTGCGCACTACCAATCACTCGCCCAGAATCTATACCCCTAGCATCATCAAAGCCCCGTAAAAACTCCCCCCTTAAATCAGGAAGTGCAAATGTAGTAGATCCATCACCCGCACCAAATACCGTCCCAATAGCCGCAAACAATCGAGCATAAGCAGTCCGAGAAATCGCCGCGCCATTGGCTTTTATGTATCCTGCTGGTGCTGTGCTTGCAGCAAAAAACATAACGTGTCCGGCTGCGCTGGCCGTTGATTTTAATCCAGCCAGCAATGCTGTAATTGTTCCGTCATCAACGGAATTAGCCCCGGTTAAATCGGCTATATACTGCGCCAAAACCGATGACATTATTGACGTTTGCCGGATTGCTTTATTTAATTTCTCTTTGGTTAGTATTCCGGATGGAAATCCGTTTGCTAATACTGCCGCGTCTGCGGCAAATGTCGCTTGTGATTCAACATAAGCGCCGCCGCTTGTAGCAATCGGTAGAAAGTCATTAGTTGGCATAAATACCCTACGTTAATATTGTTTCAAGTGCGCCGGAGTCTAGCCCGGAAATTATTGTATTTTGCATATCAAGTCCAAAAAAAGGAGAGTCAACGACCCCAGGCGCAATATAAGCGCCAACTTTTACCCCGCAGGGCCTTATATCAAAATATCCTCGAGTTAATAGCGCTTGTATAATCGGCGATAATGCACCTAAAACGCCTATATTCATAGTCATATCGTTGTTATCTTGAATTACAATAATGTTATCAGGAAAAGCAATCTGCAATGTCACAACTGCGCTTTCTATCGAGCCATCCCACGAATTAAGTGCTATTTTTGCGTAAAGCAACCGGCGATAAGTCGTGTCATCTAAAATAGTTACACCAGCCGAATCATAAAGACCGGACAAATACCCAAAATCAAGGCCTAAAGTGGCGCTATCGAGCGAGAAAAATACATTATCAACTGACGGCGATATGTACCGATTAAAGCCTATCCACTGGCCGACATAATCAAGCTGCTGACCTATTGCGCTATCAACATCAAACAGGGCAGGCATTGATTTTATAAGCTGCGCGTTTGCGTCAATTGCGCCGGTCAACAAGCCGACAAGCGCCTGAAATTTTGGCTTTTTATGCTCCGAGGTAATAAGTGGTAAATAATCCATGTTACACCAGTGTAATTGTAATATCTGCCAGCGCGAGACTAGCAAGACCGTTAAACGGTATCGTCACATCTGCTACGGACTGACCGCCGCCATTCAAACCAAAAGCAATACTGACTAAGTGATAATTTGCCCCAATACAAGCCGCCTGTGCTGAGGTTAGATAGACCGGATGACCAATATCAAAACTGGCTATATGATTGACTAGCGCCTGTTTTGCATTATCGCCAAGTAATGACGTATATCCCGACAAGGCGTGTAGTGTGATTGTTGCCGTCAAAACCTGATTTGACGCTTGATAAAAGCTGACAGTTTGCGGGTGATTTCCAGCCATTACGACTTCTGTAGTCGTGCCGTAAGTTCCCGTTCCTGGTGTTTTACGGCTTGCGATAGCGCCAGCGACCGCGACCGGATCACCGCCCGAAGCCACTACACAGATACTATGCCCGGGAATTCCGTTCGCGTCGGTCGTTGATAAGGGGTTTTCGTAAAGCTCCGATTTTAAAACGCCGGGGACATTAGCCACCGCTGCGGCAACCGCTTGATTTACGGCCAAAGCAGGGTAGGCTACGCTGATTGACTGCCTGAGTCGTAGCGCGTAATCAGTCTCAACAGGTGCGCCAAGCGTAGCATCTGTGGCATTGCTTGCGGTTTGCCAGCCTAGTGTTGGCGTTGCGATTTGGTTTATTGATCCGGATGGTGCCGCGACTGAGCCCAGTGTTGCCGAGGTGCCAAGCACGGTAATGCTGCCGCCGGTCGGGATCGTCACAGTTGCGGGTAATGCCCAATTATGACTGGCTGCATCCGATACCATGCCGTTATTTATAATCGTTCCGGCTTGCCCCGTAATAAGCATGGGGGCCGTTGAATTACTGGCTACCAAGCGCCTAATGCCGTTTATTTTAACGGCGCTGGACAATCCATTGCCAAGCGCGAAGGCCGGGGAAAAATTATTGTAGGTCTGAATTGTCGCCGCGTTGCTGTCGTTGATCGCCGCCGCGAAGATGCCGAGTAGTTGCCCGTCTTGGCTATCGTTGCCCAGGTAAGCATCTGAGCCAAATATCCCCAGGTATGCCGCTTTTAAGTTGGCCAAAATCTGTGCGTAAGTTGGGGCGGTTATGCCTGCGCTGTTGATGGTGCATGATAAAGTCATTGTGTAATGCTCACTGTTATAGCGCCGTAAATTGTGGACAAGGTGCAATTAACTAAAAGCGCCCGATTCAATATTGATGATGAATAGTTTGTGATTTCTTTTACGCCGGAGGTGCCGAGAATACGCGCCTTTATTTCAAGATCGTAATTTGTGCCGTGGCCTAAAATATCCTGCATGTAGGGTGTTCCGTCCAGGGTGTCCATGAACCACTCGCCCATCCATAAAAGCAGGCGCGTTTTAACCGCCTGCGCTACGGCTTCTGGTGTATTCTGTAAAAATAGGCCGATTTGATAATCGCCGTTTTCATCTAAAGCCCGATATTTCATTAGTTTGGCGCTCCTGTGTTGCCGCCGCCGGTCTGTACGCCCCCATGAGTATGATTTTTAAGCGATTTCCCGCCGCCGACCACATCAACTGACGCGGTTATAGTGCCGGTTACGTTAAGGTTTCCGGTTATGTTGGTTGCTCCGGGTGATTTTATATTGACCTCATGAGTTGTCGGGTTAAGCTCCATAAATGCCAAGCCGTCATCGCTGCGGATTTGAACTGCCGCCGAGCTTATGGCAGGCAACACGCGGGGAACGCACCGGAAGCCGAGCAGCACAAAGCCGTCGCTTAAATCGTGCATTCTCATTTCTGCCTGCGCCTGAACGCCGCCAGATTGCCACCAAGCATCAATGCACCGAGAAGAAAACACCACCAAGCACTCGTCACCAAGCACTACCGGGAACGTCAGTGAGCAGCCGCCACCAGCCGGAAATTGCACCGGGCAATCAACCAGCAATGGCAAATTAACATCTGTAACGGTGCCAGCAATAAACGTGCGGCCCTTAATCGACGGCTGAACAGTGCAGGTCATGTGCAGCGGGTTAAAGTTTTGGATGATGCCGGGAATCGCTGTCCACATTTGTGACTGATGATTGCTTAACATTAGTCGGTCGTTGTTTTGCTGATCCCCAACTAGCTGTCTCTGATCCATATCAATATAAAATGTAAGTGGCGTATTTATTTTGAGCGCCGGGCGTTAAAAACTCTGTGCCCATGGCTATGATGTCGGTGTACCAGTTTTGGCCGCGCGTGTCGCCAGAATGCGCAACATACAAAATCTTATATTTTCCATCATTATTAAGCGGAGGTATGAGCGCATAATTTGCGCCAGCCCCGTAACTTAAATCGACCTGATATTTGTTGATGCTGGTGTTATCAATATTAACCACACCACCTGGTATTAGGCTTGGATTAAGTAGTGCCTTAAGAGTAAGCCCTTCCATTGTTTGCGTAGGTATGCCGATCAATCCTGTTTCATAAGTTAAGAGTGTTTCATCTCCCGGCTGCAACCTGCCGCGCGATAATACTTTTACTTTTCCATCTTTAATTGTCCAGTCTGCGCCAAGCATCGCGCATAAAGGTCGTAAGTGATCTCGCGCCATGCCAAAAAAGGCTTTTCCGCGTGGCAGTTTTGAATCGTCATCGTCAACTTCTGGTGGATTAGAAAAGTCAAATTTTCCGTGCGTGGCTATAAGTTGTAGTCGTGACGCTTTACTGGTTCCTGCGGAAATCGTGGCATTAACGAAGCTTTCGTTATAAATTTTGTCGCCGTCGGTGGCGCTTATATCTAGGTAAGTATCGGTTCCATTTTCGCGCCCGGTTCGCACTTGAATAATATCGCCGCCGAATATTTGGCCGAATGAGCCAGCGTAGCCAGCGCTTAATGATACGTTTGAGCCCTCATCAATTATTTTTTTTATCGTGCTAGGCGCCGGATTAAATATCCGAAGTTGAAGAGTTCCAAGCGACTCGATAGTTTGCGCCGTCGTCTGAAATTTGAATTGCAGACTCGACACGTCGAGCAGATCATCCTTTGACCCGAATAATAATTTTACCTTCCTAATCCACTGCTGACTCACGCTAAATAACCGTGCATAAATGCGAACTAATACCAAGTGCCTCATAAGCCGGGTTAAGGCTCGCGTCACCGTCGGAAATTATGACCAGGGCACCGGCAATACCCAGATGCTTAAGCTGTGCCAGCAGATCAGCCCCGGTAACAAGCGAAAGCCCGGTAGCAATGGCATTGCCTAGATTATCGGCAATGTCCAGCGCGTATCCTGTGCCGCGCCAGATGATAGTTAAATTGTATTTAATGCCGCCGATTGTTATACGTACAATTTGAGATTCCGGCGTTAAGGGGATTTCTGAAATTATCATGCTGCCGCCAGTTCGTTAGTGAATAACTTTTCAATTGTTTTATTATTTGCCGTGGCTGACAATGTTGATCTATGCGACATTTCCAAGACGGACAGGTAAGGCGCTTCGTAGCTGCTTAAATATATTTTATACGGCGAATTGTCGATATATTCATAAAGCGATTCGTGGCAGATATCATTGTTATATTTTCCCTTGTGAATATATGGCGGGTCTAAATAAATCACCGTTTCATCAATTGGTGTTGTTATTTTCACCGACTCATAACTAGTATCGCTGATTACCAGGCGTTCCAGGCGTTCCAGGCGTTCCAGGTGTTCCAGGCGTTCCAGGCGTTCCAGGCGTTCCAGGCGTTCCAGGCGTTCCAGGTGTTCCAGGCGTTCCAGGTGTTCCAGGTCAAAACGCGCTGTTTTTTTA